TTAAAAGAAGAATACGGATTATCAGCCAAGGATCTTAAAGGAGTTTATGCGGTCTATACAAAATGGACCATGCTTGAATATTCCGATGTTGCTGTTCCTGCAAATCCTGAAGCGACACAGATTGCAATAGGGAAAGGCTTGATACCAAAAGACTACCATGGAGAAGATTGCGATTGTGGCTGCAATACAAAGAGCGAAGCAGTAGAAAAAAGCGTGATACCTTATAAAAATCTTGGCCTTGCATCAGAAGATACCGAATGGGACGGACCGAAAGAACGCCGTGAATCAGATGTAGATGATCTGAAATTGATGTGTACTTGGTACGATGAAGAAAACGCAGATACCAAGGCAGCATATAAGCTACCTCATCATAGAGCATCAGATTATAGAGCAGTTTGGCGTGGCGTATCTGCTGCTATGGGTGCATTACTTGGAGCACGTGGCGGCGTTGATATTCCCGAAGGTGATCGACAACGAGTTTACAATCATCTTGCAAGACACTACAGGGACTTTGACAAAGAACCGCCTGAATTTAAGAGTTTGGATGAGATTATGCTTGAGAAGAATGCGGATATCAAAAGTTTAATTGATACTGCGGTTGCTGATGCAATAGAAAAACAATTAAAGCCTTTCTTTGATCAGCTTGAAGAAAAAACTTTGAATGATGATTCAAATGGAGAAGAAGAAACAGATGATGAGTTTGAGTTTGATTTCGAAGAAGACAACGAGATCGAGCTTGATTTTGAACCTGACGATATTAAATCGACTATAGCTGATGCAATTTCAGACGGGATGAAAGCCAATAAGGACAATATGATATCATCAATTAAACAATTAACAGAGGATGAAATTAACAGGCAAAAAGGCCGTATAATTAGCTCAGAAGGATCAGGTTAGCAAGCTGGAGGTGTAGAAACACCAGGCAATAATAACCAGAGATTCTAACAATAACTTTTAAATACTTGGAGATTAAAAATGAAATTGAAAAAAGATGAATTTTCCCAGCTTGTTAAAGATCAGGTCGGGGAAATCATGACTGAACAGAATGAAGGATTTCAGGAAGAATTTAAATCTGAAATGGTTTCAACCATTAAAGAATGTGTTAAAACCGAAGTCGGGACAGCAGCTTCAAAATTTGTTGTTGATCCAAACAAAAAAGAAAATCCCTCAGGTTTTATGAACTTTGCTGAATTTGCACAGCATGTTTACAAAGCTGGTCCTGGTGGTCAGAATATCACTGCAAAAATGACGGAATACAATACCAGGCTGAAAAACTGGGGCAAAGAAGCCAAAGCAGCAGGTGATCCTTCCATGGTTGCCAATGATGGCGAAGCTGGCGGATACCTTATCCCGGATGAATTCAGGACTGAGATTCTGAAAGTAGCCGTTGACAAAACAGATATTATGAACAGGGCAATGCGTATCCCAATGCAGACAAACGCAATTAATATTCCGTATGTAAACGGTTTTGATAGATCCGGTGGACTTGTGCATGGCGGTGTACAGTTCAAATGGCTGGAAGAGCTTGAACAGAAGACAGCCACGCAACCAAAACTCGGTCAGATTGGCCTGAAACTGAAAAAATGTGCCGGTCTTGCATATGTGTCTGATGAAATGCTGGAAGACTCGCCAATTTCCATGGAACCGTTCCTTAGAGCAGCATTTACCGATGCCCTTGCCTTTGAAATGGATTGGGTTATGCTTAATGGTACTGGTGCAGGTCAGCCCCTCGGTATGCTGAATGCGCCCTGTAATGTTGATATCGACAAAGAGACCGGTCAGGCAGCGGATACTATTCTTTTTGAGAATATCGTAAAGATGTATGCCCGTATGTGGAGAACCGGTAATGCAGTATGGATGGCAAACCGGGATACATTCCCTCAGCTTGCAACAATGACGATGCCTGTCGGTACAGGTGGTGTCCCTGTCTATCTTCCTGCCAATGGTGCAGCCGGTCAACCTTACGCAACTCTGATGGGTCTTCCCCTGATTTTTACAGAACATATGAGAACAATCGGCGATGCTGGCGATATCGGCCTTTTCGACTGGTCACAGTATCTTGTCGGACAGAAAGCAGCCGGTCTTCAGTTCGCTACTTCAATTCATCTAAAATTCGACTATGATCAGACTGCTTTCAGGTTCGTGTATCGAATTGATGGACAGCCTTGGTGGGTATCCGCGCTGACTCCACGGTATTCCTCTGATACCTTGAGCCCATGCGTAACTTTGAAAGCACGTACTTAAAAAATAAAGCCCGGTGAAATTCCGGGCCTAAAACTTTTAATAAAGGAGAAATAAAATGCAAAACGGTAGAATGTTTCAAGGTTTTCATCCGATACATTGCGCTCCCAGCGGTGTTATTGCAGCAAATGAAGACATTTTTGATGGTGATCCGGCAACTGATATAATCAGTATGTCAAAATACGATAAAGTCATCTTTTTTATCATTATAAATGCCAACGGTTCTGGCGGAACGGCGACAATCACAGTAGAATCATGCGACACTGTTGTGCCTGGTACAGCTACGGCAATTGCCTTTAAATATTGGGCTTGCACGACTCCTGATACATGGGGAGATATGCAATCGGCAACGGCATCAGGCTTCACAACTTCAGCAACGGCTGATAACATGTATGCAATTGAGGTTAATTCCTCAGAATTGTACAGCACTGATTCTTTTGTAAGGATGCAGTGTACTGAAGTTGTTGATCAGCCTGTAGATGGTGCAATTATGGCGATTGCCGGTGGCGCAAGATATCTCCAGGAAGTAAAACCGACTGCTTTAGCTTAATTTTTAAAAGAGAAAGGACTCGAAAATGAAAGTTAAGATCATAGCTAAAGACGGTTGGATGGGACATCCGAAAGGATCAATTGTTGATGTTGATTTTTTGCAAAAAGAGAGGATGATCCAAAGGGGTATTGCTCAACCGATCAAAGATAAGATGATCAAACGATCAAAAACCAAAGGCGGAACTACCGCCTAAAACTCATAGGAGTATAGACTATGCCAGTAACAAAAGTAAGGTCAAAATGGTCAAGCGGAAATCTTGTATTTTATGAATCTGTATCCGGAAATGGTGGAGAGGTTCAATTCGAAACGTCAAGATTCGATTGGTCAAGCATGAATCCTGCAGCAGCAAATACCGACGGTGGTATTGTTAAATGCGGTACAAGTGCTGCGAGAGTAACACAAGATACAGCAAATATGAAATTCCTGTCGTTTTATTTCGACAATGGGGCAACATCAGGGGATAACCGTGGAATGTATCTCAGACAGTATTTAACAGGTGCAGGCGGCGGTGGTGAAGCCGCAAGGATATTTACAACTTGTGAAGATGTCGCTTGTGGGACTGCTCACGGAGCTCATATTTCATTGAATTTCGGTGATACAGGATCAGTAAACGGTCTTGGTGTCGCAGCAAGAAGTACACTTCATGTCCCTGATGATGCATCTTGGGCACCTGGTACTATTGCTGCGGTTCAAGCTGAAATATACAGTGATGGTGATGACTCGGATACTGATGGGGCTACTGAAGTTTCATTTATTCGGATTGTAAATGATGGAAATGCAAATGGAATTGCTGACGTTGACGATGATGCAAACCTAATTACCATCACAGGTGGATCTATCGCATCAGGTAATTTAGTGCAGGCTGAAACAGATGAAACAAAATTCAGCCATAAAATCAGATGTAAAGTACATGGATCTACAATGTATCTGATGGCTTGTGATTCTTAATAAAATAGAGAAAGGATATTTTGATGAAATTAGATGTATTTGGCAGAATCACACTCTTGAACATTTTACCTCGTGAGGGTAATTTTTCAACTTTAAAAATCCTTAGAGATTTGAAAGAAGATCTTAGTTTTGATGAAGCTGAAAATAAAGCCTTACAGTTCAAATTTCATGAAAATGGTCGTGTCGATTGGATAACAGAAGCCGATAAAGAAAAAGATATCAATATCGGAGAAAAAGCCAATGACATTATTGTCGACGCTTTAAAACTTTTGGATAAAAAGAAAAAGCTAACAGAAGATCATTTTTCCCTGTATGAACGATTTGTAGGTGAATAAAAACTTGGTCGGCACTGGCTTCTTTAGTCCTTTCTCAGTCGGTGTCGGCCATAACTTAAAATAAGGTTGAAATATGAGTTTCATTGATAAAGACGATCTAAAAACTGAGATGACAATAACATCTGCAACAGATGACGGTATGTTAACCATAATGGCCGCAGCATCCGAATCATTATGGGATATTCTAACAAATAAAACTTGGGCAGAAACAACTCATAATGAAACTCTAAACGGTACAAATAGAGAAAGACTTTTCCTTAAAGAATATCCTGTTATATCGATATCAAAAATCGGCATTGGTGAAACAGGAGCTATCAGCGTAACAAATACAAACACTGCAACATATGCGAGTGTATCAGTAACATCAACCGGGATTGTATTGAACTACAATGGAACAGAAAATTCCGATATTATTTTTGCAACATATGATACAATAACCAAAGTTGCTAATGCGATAACTGCATTAGACGGATGGAGCGCAACTGTATTAGCGAGTTTTGGTGATTATATCAGCACTGAATTATTAAAAACTTACGGTCAAAACTGCATAAACAACACTCAAATTTATCTGAATGTTCCGAATGATTACGTTTATGATTTCAAAGTAGAACCTGAAACCGGGACAGTTTATCTCCCAACAAAATTCACTTATGGTTTTCAAAATATCAATATCACATATAAAGCCGGATATACTGATAGCACATTACCAGCAGCAATTAAACAAACAATGATACGTCAAGGTTGTCACTGGTACAGGCAAGCAAAGGGTAAAAATTGGGATTACACAAAGATTGATAAGATTGAAGGTGGAACGATCGACTTTTCAAAAGTTGATAAAATGAACCTTCTCCCTGATTTCATTGATTTAGCTATGCGATACAGGAAGATGAATGTCTGATATTAAATTTAAAATTAATATGCCTCCCATACCTGGTGATTTACTGAGAATTATTCAGCCGGTAATGAAAGAAAATATGTTTATTGCTGAACGTGATTCAAAGATAAACTATCTTTCAGGGCCAAGACCTCATATATTAGGTGTTATATCTGGAAGATTAAGGAATAGCATTAAAACAAGAACAAGGAGGCACGGTAATGTTCTTGAGGGTTCAATAGGGACAAATGTAAAATACGGCCCTATTCATGAATTCGGCGGTTCAGCCGGTAGAAACAGAAAAGTTATGATACCGCCAAGGCCATTTTTAAGACCATCAATTGAAGATAATTTGCCTTTGTTTGAAGAAAAGTTTTTAAAAGCGATTGAAGATGAATGGAATAAAGAATAATGACGATATCAATACAAAATACAATCGTTAACTCGATAAAAACTACTCTTGAAAGTATTACCGTAGCAAACGGATATCAAACCAATATTGCATCAGTTAAGCGTGGAATCCGCAGCATTGAAGACTTTGAAGGTAACTTACCTGGCATCTCATTATGGAAATATAGAAACAATAGAGAAGACTCATACCAACCAGGATCAGAAAGCAGATTAATTTTAAGGGCATGGGGTTACGTTGAATGTGAACCGATGCAAGACGATTATGATGCACTTGATAAGCTTGTGGCAGATGTTGAAAAGGTTTTAATGTCGAGCACTCACAATTCAGCATATTATACAAATACCTTTATAAATGATACATCGTTTTATGAAGGTGGTTCTGGTATGAATTTCGGAATTTTTGAGATGGAGTTTGAAATATCATATTTTTATAATTTTGGCACAAGCTAATTAAGGAGATAATAAAAATGGCAAGACGATTAACTTCTGCAACTATTTCAGAGGGGAATAAATATTCTGATTGGGTTAAAATCAATGGAACTTTTAGTCTTTCTCTATCTGGTACATGGGATGCAACAGTATGGGTACAAAGATCATTCGACGGAGGAACAACGCCTCATGATGTGAAATCATTTACTGCAAACGTACAAATGACAGGGTATTCAGGAGAAGAAGCGTTGTATCGATTCGGAGTTAAAACCAGTGAATACACGTCTGGGGATGTCATAGGGAGGATAGCACAATGAATAATGTTTTTCAAAATATTTTCCCAGCTCCACTTGAAAATATAGTAGAGGATACAACTCCACAGCTTGGCGGTGATCTTGATTTCAATGGATATAAAGCAACTGATTTTGAATCAACAGGAATTGACGACAATGCAACTGAAACAGCGATAACTATTGATTCTGATGAGAGCGTAGATTTCAACGGCAATTATGCAAAAGATCTCCAAAACATCCCTGATATGCTCGCTGGCCGTGGTCCTGGGTATTGGTTTGATGGGGTGGATGATGAAATAACAAGCACAGGATTCAATGTCACAACTGGTGATTTTTATATTGCCATGTTGATAAAACCTTCTGATGTAACACGTACAACAGATTATCTAATCAATAAAGAAACCGGCGGCGTTGGTTGGGGTTTATATCTTAACGAAGATGATCTTTATATCCGCATTGACGACGGAACTCATGATGCATCTGGCTTGATCGCTTCTTCTGTTTTTTCTGATGATGTTTGGGCAGAGATATTTGTAAACTTTGATCGTTCAGGTAATGCAACTGCATATATTAATGGAAAATCTGTCGGTACAGTTGACATAAGTAGTGTTACAGATACAATGACAAATGCTGGAGTGTTACATATCGGTAATGATTCTGCTGGCGGAAATGAATTTAAAGGTGAAATTGGTTATCATCATGCTGGTAATCTTACTATCCCAGACGTCGACAGAATTGCCATCGAAAACGGTGGACCGATCCCGTTTAAGTATCAGGGTGCGAGTCAGACTGAACAAACAAGCGGAACGCTAACAGTTGGAAAAGCATATAGAATTAAAGATTTCATAGTCGGTGATGATTTTACAAACGTAGGTGGAACGAATGAAGATGGAAATGAGTTTGTTGCTACAGGAACAACACCAACAACGTGGACTAATAGTTCAATCCTTGTTCAAATAGGCTGCGTACTAAACCTCGACCCATCAGGATTCGGCCACAACACAGCCTTGGATACATCAGGCAATGAACTCCATGGAACAGTTAATGGTGCATCTCTGATCAACATCCATGCAGATCATTCAGAGAAAACAATCAAGAAAACAATCACAGGTGATACTCTTTGGACAGATATCGTCCCAGCTGGTTATATGCTCGAAAGTATAGTCTTTGAGGAAATAGCAGGAAATACTGCAACACTTGATCTTGGCACAACAGACGGCGGAAATGATGTTTTCACTGGTCAGACAATTACTGCAAGTGATATCACCACGATTGTAATCAATAAAGTCTTTTCAATGACTGATGATACAGATTTGGATTTGAATGATGATCAACCTTCAAGCTCGTGGAATAGTGCGTCAGTAGACGTAACAATGATGATGAGGAGAATTGCATAATGATTGAAAAAGAAGTGGCATCATATAACGTACTTGAGACTCCTTGCATCAAAGCTAACGTTAAAAAACTCACAGAGCAATCTTATATCTGTGATCTCGTTGATTCTGAAGGAAATACAATCGCTGTTGATCGTAGATTTTTCTTTTCCGATGCTCCTTTTGACACGCTTAACTTTGGTGAAAAAGCTTTTCTTAATGGTGAAACTCCAACATACGCCTGGTACAAAGAAGAAATCAAACTTTGGCTGGATAAGCATCAGATTGAATATTCAGACAATGATTTAAAAGCAGATCTGCTTGCTAAAGTCGAAAATGAGGAGGCAGAATAATGCCTGGTTCAAGAGACTCTCATGACAGCGTAAGAACAAAGAAAATTAACATCACAAGCACTTCGCTTTATTCTACACCAAGAACCGGTGCAATAGAGTTTTATGATAATAAATTTTATACTACTAACGTTGCAAAACAAAAAGTTATTGATAGAACTGGAGACGTATTATTAACTCCTGTTACAGTTAGCAATACAACAGATGAGACTCTACTATATACTGCTGAAATAGGATCTAATGCTTTAGTAGCAGGGAATGTTCTAAAGCTTAGAGTAAGTGGGAAATTTTCATCTGCAAGCGCATCAGATGAGGTCACAATACGTATTTATTTTGGTGGTGTTCTTACTGATTCAATTGTATCTCCAGGTGCACAATATACAGATGATTGTTGGTATATGGATGGATTTGGAACATTAAGAAATACAGGCGTTTCTGGCGTATTCCCATTTTTTAATATACTATCAATAGCAGAAAAAACAGAGCGGGCATGTGATAGTCAGACAATAGATACAACTGGCTCAAATGATGTTACAATAACATCACAATGGAACAACGCAAAAGAAGGAAATATAATATCAATTGAACAAGGTTTAATGGAATATAAAAATTAATTAAATAAGGAGAAAAAACATGGCAGGTAATACAGCCCCGATACATGGAAGAGTTTGCAGGATTGATAAAGGCGGAACGCTGATTGACTATTCAGTAGATTGGTCAATTAATGTTTCAGTGGATCTTTCTGATGCATCAAGGCAGGGGCAGACATGGAAAGAGAACCTTGCCGGTCAGGCTGGCGCAACTGGTTCAATGACTTTTCATTTTGTAGCCGGTAACACAGAGCAGAAAGCATTAATGGATAACATTGTAACAGCCTCACCTGGAACAAAACTTACGGATATCAAGTTTATGCTTGAGGATACCGGGGATTATTTTTCAGGAAATCTTTTTATCAATGGTTTCAGTACAACGACAACTGTTGGGGATACTGTTAACTGTTCATTCGATTTCACAATTGATGGTGCATTGTCATTAACTGTTGCGTAAGGAGGTAGACAATGGCTTCTCCTACAACTCCACAACACGGTCGACACGGTGCTATATATCGACTTCGGCCAACTGCTACAGCTTCAAGTCTCACGTCTGAGGCTTGCACAGAAGTCGGTGCAACGGCACAAATCACTGACAGCGCAAAGCGATTCCTTGATCCAAATAATCCGCCTGTTTTTACAGATACCGGTGGTGAACAGGTATTGAGGATTGATTATACAACCGGAACTGCTTATTTTAGCGGTACAGTTACAGTTGTTACTTGTACTGGAACAGATAGTTATTATCCTGCTTCAGAATTGACAAAGGTTGGATATTTGACTGATTGGTCTTTTACAACCACGCTTGAACTTGCAGACTCATCATACATGGGGCAGGCATGGAAAAATAACATACCAGGTCAAGCAGGTGGTACTGGTTCTGCTAATGCATTTTTTATCGGAGATGACTCATTCTTTGATGGCATTGAAAACAAGGAGCTTTTCCTCTTGCAACTTTTTAATTATGATCCAGACCAGGATCAAACCGGCGATCATTTTAACGCATGGGTTTGGTTTAATGGGATAGGTGATAATGCTGCGGTAGGCGATACAGTCAAAGAATCACTTGATTTTACAATTGATGGTATCCCGTCATTTACTGCAAATGCTTAAACTTTAACTTTAATCGAGAAAGGATTAAATAATGAAACTGAATATATCAAAAGAAACATATGAACCAAAATGGGTAAAATTTGACGATTGTGAATTGCTTATTGAGCCGTATCCCATGGGGCTCAATGACCTTGTGATTTCACCTGATCAAAAAATGACAATTCCAGGCGCACAGCGTAAAGAAATGTTCATGTACAGCTTAAAAGATTGGAAAGGCATTGAAGATGCAAACGGTCTTGATTTAAAATGCACAAAAGAAGCAAAAGAGACTGTGTTTAATCACAATCTTGGAGGTATCGCTGGGTTCGTATATCAATACAATTCAACTTTTGAAACAAACATCAAAAAGGAATTGTCGGATTTGCAAAGTGGGCAGGATGGTACTTCGATAAAAGAAGCCAGACCTGCCACGACTGCCGAAGACAAGTAAGAGACGGATTCGTAGGAGTTGATTGCAAAGGGATTGATCATGTTGAATTCTGCCAAAGAGGTTTGGTTCAAAAACTCACAAAAGATAATCGTGGATTTTTCTACGTTTTTAGTAAGATTTTGCCAGGTTTCAGAAACCAAATGGGAGGATTCAACATGGATTTAATCCCGGTTGCAATAAATGATTACGGTGTCCCTGACGGACAAAAACCTATCTTTTGGGATAAAGTTAACATAGTCGTTGTTGAAATTTCCAAAATCATGAAAGATAAAAATAAGTAGGTAAATATGGCTAAACGATTGCAGCTTGAGTTAGTGGTTAATGATAAAGGTTCTCTTAAAATTAAACAATTTGGGAATCAAGTCAAAAAATCATTAAGCGAAGCAAATAAGGATACAAAAAAATTAGCAGATTCTTTTGCTAAATTTTTAGCTCCGAGTATTGGAAAAGCTACTTTATCTTTAGTTGCTGCTGGTGCTGCAATCGTAAAAGTATCTCAAATAGGGATGCAATTTGAATCGGTAATGAAGTCTGTTCAAGCCATAACTCAAGCAAACGCAGATCAATATAAAATTCTTGGTGATGCGGCTTTAAAAATGGGCGCAACAACTGAACACAGCGCAACACAAGCAGCAGGTGCGTTAAAATTTCTTTCAATGGCTGGCTTATCTGTTAAAGATTCTATTACGGCATTGCCTGGAATGCTTGATCTTGCTACCGCTTCTCAAATGGAATTAAGCACAGCATCGGATATAGTTACAGATACTCTTACTGCTTTCGGAATGAAAACAGAAGAATTAACACGCCTATCTGATGCTTTTATTGCGACATCAACAAAAACAAATACAAATGTTCAAATGCTTGGAGAATCCTTTAAATATGTTGCTCCAATAGCTGCACAAATGGGATATGATGTTGAACAAACAGCATCTTTTTTGGGTATTATGGCAAATGCCGGTATCAAAGCAAGCGATGCCGGCACTGATTTAAGACAAGCATTATTAAGAACCGGTGAAGCAGCTAAAGAGCTTGGTATAGAAGGTGCAAGCTTTAATGAAGTTTTAAGAACAATGAAAGAACGGCAACTTTCAGCTAATGAAGTTACAGATCTGTTTGGCATGATTGCATCTAAGTCTGCAATGGTTTTGATGAATAATGTTGATGCTGTAGAAGAATTAAATAAAAAATTGGTTGAAAGCCAAGGTATTACACAAAAAACAGCAAGTATGATGAGGGATACTGCAGAAACCGATTGGAAAGTTTTATTATCAACTGTTCAAGACGTAGCTCTTGGATTATTCGAAGTTTTCGGTCCTGAACTAAGATCAGCATTACAATCAACAACGGCTCTTGTAAGGGAGAATAAAGGGGCATTCATTGAGCTTGGCGGGGCGGTAAGTCAATCATTTGAAGCTATTTCAGTAAGTATCGATATTGCACGAGAAGTCCTTGATGCATTTAGACCTCTTGGAAATGGTATTTATCAGATTTTTAAATTTGCTTTTGAGGCTTCCGGGAAAGTAATTGCTTTATTCGTTTATGATATTTTTGAAACAGCCAAAACAATAGGTGATATTTGGACTGATACTGGAAATATAATATATTCAGCTATGATATTTAATTTTTCAGGTATAAAATCATCTTGGGAAGATTTAGTTTCTCATGGTTCAGGATTAAATAGAACGCTAAATACCGCTTGGCAAACAATGACTACTGACATTGCCTCAGATTGGTCTGATATGACTTCAATGATGTCTAAAAGTTATGACGTGTTGAAAGATAAAGCCTTAAATAACAATGATGAAATCCAGACAACGACAAAAAGAAC